AATGAGCCGTCTATAGTATATAGTATAACATAGTTATATAAACTTGTCAAGAGATTAGTCACTCTTTTTAAGTCATGTCATAGTAAGTCAAGATAGGTGATGCGGCTGCTGTTGCTGCAATACCCGCTACTGTCCAAGTCATATTTGTGTAGCCTTTAACATGAGCTGTTGTGAATGTACCAGCCAATCCGATAACATCTGTTGCACCAGTACCAACTGCTGGAGTGCCGTCAAAGTCATGATTAACCGCAGTTGCAACAATTGTATTACCTTTGGCGTACAAGCTTAATACTTTAGTTGGGATGCCATCGAATGGGTCATCTGCCGCTGTTGTGCTAGACCTTAATGTTGCTGGCATAGCTGTAGAAGAAGATGCTGTTAAGAAGGCCACAATCGCTGAGTCAGCCGCAATCGCATCAACCAATGGAGTAGATGCCATGATTAGGTTTTTGAAAGTAGAACTTGCAAAGATGCTTGCTGTTAATGTGCTGTTACCTAGCATTGCAATTAAGAACGCTTCGTCTGCACCAAGGACACCCATTGCTAATGTGCTACCTATGACAAGTGATGCGTTAGCGTTGCCAGCTAGAGCTGTCATTGCTGCCGAGTCAGTTGCTAGTGCTTCCATTGCTTGAGTATTAAGTACAATTGCTGCCATCGCTGTAGCATTAACTGCCATAGCAGAAGCATCTGCATAATCACTTGGAGTCAATCCTGCAATATTTGCAATGACATTCTTTAAGTTAGCCGATAAATGAGAGCCTAGTTTAAATGCTGCCCATGCTGTAGGGTTAGCCGCAATTGCTTGTATAGCACCTGCGTTTGAAGCCATCAAACCTGTAGCCACACTGCGTGAAATTATCTCACCCATTGCTTGGGTATTAGCTGCAATGGTAGGCATGATTGATGTTTGCTGGGCCACTAAAGTTATTGCTGTTGTATCTGCTGCGACTAAAGCCATTGATGCTGAGTTACCTGCTAATACAGCAACAGTAGGAGTGCTATTAACTAACGCTCGCATTGCCCTTTCATTAATGCTAATGTCACCCATTGATGCAGGGTCTAGTACGAGCAAAGAAGTGGTAGCATAAAGAGCAGGATTAACCCCTGCTAGGTTAGCTACAATGTCTTTAATGTGTGATTCATAATAAATAGAACCAATAAAGTTACTCCATGAAGTAGGGTTGTCAGACACTTTCTCAAGAACATTAGCATCATCTGCTACTGTATTCATAGCAATTGCACTAGCTACTACCGCTTTGACTACTGTGTCGTTAGAGGCTGTTGCTTGTACAATAGCTGCGTTGATTGCAATAGAGCTAGCAACCACTGCAGTCATTGTTGTCTGACCATTTGCAATTCGTTTCGCTTGCCCTCGCTGTGCCAGAAGCACCGTAAATTCAGCAAGCCTACCTGCATCTCCTAGATAGGTATTGAACTCTGCACCCAAAACCGTGCCGTTTTCTACTGCGTTTAATAATCTTAAAGCTCTTAATTCTGACATTGTTATATTCCTTAATTAGTGGTGCGAGTTGTATTCTATTAGTAGTAAAGAAACTGTGGAGTCCATATCATCACGCCACTCTTCCAACGCTCTAAACTCAATTTTTTCGTGAGCCTCTGTCCATTCGTAGGCTGGCACTCTTAAACGCCATTGCCCGTAAGGTAGTCCAGTAGTAGTATCGTTAGCTGTGAAGCACGTCTCGTCATCATCAGGTTCGGTAACTGATGTGTAGAACTGAAACAGTCCGAGGTATTCCAAGATTAAAGCATCCCCAGCGATAGGTTGAGGGTCAACTGGGCTACGTAAAGCAGCACGGGTATCATACAAGGCACTTGTCAATGAAGTAGGGCTACTTGCGATTAACAATGCCAACCCTGTATTTATTGGCAGCCCATTTATGGTTGCTAACTCAGTTGTTTCTACATACTTTAAAAGCTCAGTCACCGTAGCGGAACTAAGCGGCTTATCTGCATCTGCCGTATTCTCTACATTAGGGAGTGCATCGACTCTTGCAGTAGTGGCTGCAAAACCTGCTACAGCAGACGTGACCGCTGTTTGTTGTACTCCAACTGCGGAGACCAGTGCGGAAGTGGAGGAGGTTAAGGCGGCTACTTCGGTTTCAATTGTCATTATTACTCACTTATCAAGGTGACAAGCAAGGTCTGCATGTCTATTAAATTAACAGCTACTTGAGCCAGAGGAATTTGTGCTGCATTTTCAGATACAACAACTGCTGCTGCAATATCAGTAGCTACACCATTTTTTAAAGAGGTACATGTCCCTAACAGAGCAGTTGTCTGTGCGGTTAGGTCATCTACTGAGGCTTCTAATGTCATTCTATTTACTCCTATATTGCCATTTTAGCAATTATATCTTGTGTTTGTACCAACCTTGCGGCTGACTTTACAAAGTGCTCTGCTGCTACAATCTCGGTACTTATACTAACCGCATTCCCTCTGATGAAGGTTTGGGAGCCACCTCCTACTCCTCCAGGTAGCATGTCTAGCTGACCAGCTTCTATAGTAGAGCCATCAGATAAGGATACTGTAAGGCCATTGTCAAAGTCTAAGGAGACATCAACAATAGAAACCCCTTGCTTACCCTCATCTCCAGTCTTACCTATCTTACCTGGATCCCCTTTATCCCCTTTAGCATCTAATCCAGGGAGGCCTTTATCCCCCTTGTCTCCTTTGATACCCTTCTCACCTACAAAGTGATGTACCTCAGGAGGAGTGTCTACAAGAGTCTGGAGTTTCTTTTTAGTTTCTCCTACCTCTTTAGCTAGTATTAATAGCTTATCCATCTAGGAGAGAGCATCCTTAAAGGCAACATCATTCTTATTAGATGCCTGTGTCTGCATCTTAACTATGTCAAGGTTCTGTTGCATATCCTTTTCTTTTAAGACAAGAGCCTTCTCTTTAAACATAAGCTCAGATAGTTTAGCACGACGTTCAAACTCTTTATCGTCTGCCTCACCTGCCGTTAAGTTAGTAGAGATAGCTGCAGTTAGTTTAGCCTGGATCTCCTGAGGGTAGAACTGAGTCTCGACTGCTGTCTGCTGTGCCTCTGCTTGTTGTTTCTGGGCTTTAGAAGCAATCTCCTGAATCTGTGTAGTAACAAGAGCTTTCTGTAGCTGCTCTTGCTCTGCCTCTTTCTGCTTATCTTCAGGGTTTGGTTGTGAGGATTCTGCTAATTGTTTTAGTAGGTCCTGCTTATTAGGTAGAGAGCTATTAGTGATAACCCCTTGCATAAGCATAGGAAGAATTGGGCTAGTTGGGCCCAGTGTCTTCATAAGATTAATTAACTGCATCTGTTCTACTTCCCTAGCTAGAGTGCCTAAGGAACTAGATGCTACAAAGGAGAAGTCCTTCACTGGGAACTTATCAGAATCAAACTGCATGAAACGATAAGCAGCTTTCTCAATGAAAGGTATAAGGAATGCATCTTGAAAGTTAACAAGAGTCCTTTTATTCTTTTTAATAAGGGAAGATAGGGTAATAGATACCTCTCCCCCACCAGCAGGGATCGCCTGCATGGCTTGTGAGTCCATAGTACCCGTCGCCTGTAGCAACATGCTTTCGAACTTGTTAGCTGTATCTATATTGGAAGGATCTGTTACTCCAAACTTGAATGGCATTAGGATTTCTGCAGGATTACCAGAAGTTAGTATGGATTTACCTGGGCGAATCTCAAACTTACTACCACGGGGTAGTCTAGTAGCATCTATAGCCATCATAGGAGCTGTTGTAAGAGCCAAAGAGTCTATATGGCTACGTATCTGTGCATCAATAGCCTTTTGCATGCTGTAGCCCTTCTCAGCTATGCCTCGACCCCAGAATTTACCAGGAATAGAGTCATCTTGGTAGGCAATTACTGGTCTATCTTCCATCATGTAGGGATTTTCTTCTGCTTTTAGTAGATGTTCCCCATCTGCAATAACAATAATAGCCTCAACTAGGTCCCCATAGTCCTTCATTAGGGAAGAGTTGTCTGAATCCTCTCCTGCTGGAAGTATTTCTTCGATCTCTCCTTCATCCTTAGACTCCTCTAGGAGATGCTTAGGTACTTTACCGTAGTAACGTACTACCCGAATCTTATTTCCTTCAAAGTCTTGCTCAATCCAGGAGGTTTCTAAGTCTTCATCGGAGACAGACTCAGAAGATATTAATTTAACATCCGTATAGATACCTGATTTAATATTAGTAGCGACTGTGTGAGCAGGAACGAACTCCTCAATAGCTACACCAAGAGCATCATCTACAGTAGTAGCAG